CATCCCTGTTAGTGTTCATCCCACCAACACAGTTTATCTTATAAGCATTAATGCGATCTGCCATTAAATAACTCTGCTAGTTAATTGCCTAGCTACGATAGCTGTAGAGGTGACGTACAAAGGTTCATCTAAGAATAGACGGCGCATTGTTTTAATTCCTTGGTCAAACCTAGTTTGATGTATAGCGGCACTCTGTTCATTAGAACGGTAGATCATCATATACACCATAGCACCATCTAAGATAACACTAGAGAAGCGGTCCGGAATGATACATACATCTTCAGAAGCTGATAAGCTTTCAGGGAAAACCCAATATTTAAACTCTAGCTCGTATGCCTTATCTGGTAAGGGTGACACGCCAAACTTCAAGTCCTGTGTTTGATACACAAAGCTAGGAGGGGCGTGACCTGCTGCACCATTAAGATCATCTTGAGGACGGTGAGTGTTAAGATAATCAACGTAGGTTAATATCTTAAGGCGTTTAGGTGTGTTCTCGTTATTCAAGCTCTTTAGGTAAAAGCTCTCCCAGTCCACACTGGATAATGTTACAGGAAAATCATATACAGATTGTCCAATAGTTAATGTCTTTGTCTCTGTTTGTAAAGTGAAAGGCCACTCTTGAGCAACGTGTAATATTTCCCTAACGGATGAATTGATAGCAGTTTTAGCAAGAGCTTGAATGTTACGAGCACCAGCAAGTTCAGACGTATCCATCTGTACTTCACCAAGTCTTTGTAGCAGTTCATTCGTTAAAGAAAGGTATGTAGCCATATTAATTTAGTAAAAGAAGGAATCCCCGCTAAGCAGGGACCCCTTACAAGTTAGCCGTTAAGCCAATCCGTTTTAGTTATGCAACGTTGTACTTAGCAGACACAACACCTTCAGGACGAAGGATCTTGCGACCATACAAATGCATACCACGAACGATGTCGGCAAAGCTGTCTGGATCACGGTAAGCTTCAGTCTTAGTGATCTGTTCAGCAGTAGCGATAGCACTCTGATGTCCAGCAACAATCATACCGTAGTTGGCATTTTGGTTTTCAGTACCAGTGGTACCTGAACCAGTGCCAATCTGTGGCAGGTTGTTAGACACATACACTTTGAAACCGTGCAAGTTGTTCAACACCAAACCATTCAGCAAACCTGAACCACCGAAGTCGGCGTTCAATACACGGCTGTCTTCGTCCTTCAACATTTCCATGAAGACGGAATCAATGACCAACCAGCGACCATTGCTGTCAACAAACTGTTGATCCAACAAACGACCCATACGAGCAATAACCATCAAAGGTGATGCAACAGCGTTTGACAGTGTGGTAGCACCGGGCAAACGTGGAGCGATTGGGATGGAATGCTCACCAGCAGCCGTAGTGGTGATGTTACCGAAGCTGCCTTTTTTCAGCTTCATAGAAGCCAATAATTCGTCAGCACCAGCAGCAGCATCAGCCTTAGTACCAGCAGCTGCAGTACGTGCAGTAGCGGCAACAGAGCCTTTAGTAGCTTGCTTAAAGCCAGTCATGTAACCAAGAACGTCTTGGTCGTAGTTGTCACGCAACTTGTAGCCAGCACGGTCGGTAGACAAAGCCATCCAGTTCACTTGTGAGTGAGCTGACTCAATGTCATCAACCTTGAATGCAAAGTAGTTGCCTTGATCAACAACCAATGTGAAGTCAGCATCGTCCAAGTCTTGGGCGGTGATCTGAGTACCACGGTTATACGCTTGAACAGCGATTTCAGGTTCTTTGATAATACGAACACTGTCACCGAAGTTGGCGATTTCACCAAAATAATCATTGTTGGTGATTGCTTCTATGATAGAAGATTTACGGAATGCAAGTTGAACTTGCTTAGAATAGATTACTGGGCTAAAGTTACCGTTAGGTAAGTTGCCGTAACCAGCAGCGGATGGAAAAGCCATGATATTTCTCCTTGAATTAGGCTTAATTAATTCACTTGAATATCTACCTAGGGCCAAACTTGATCAGGTGGTTAATACAGAAAGTTCTAGATGCTCTCTGTATTAACGGCTAATAGTCACGGGTTGTCTTGGAGTCTATTGACAGTGATGATTGGACAATGGTGTCCGGGGAAAGTAGGACAACAGAGGTATGTTCTAGAAAACGGCTCTATTGTCCTGAGTTGGTGGAGGAAAACCCCCACACCTACATAAGTTATACAGAAGTATTTAACTCCTGTCAACTATTTTTTAACGGGCGTTACCACTTAAATCATATACGAATTTGCCAGTACGCATAGAAGTATTGATTTCTTCTTGACGGGATTCGTATTCCTTCATGGACATCTTAGCCACTTGACTCTCATAGATGGCACCTTCATTACTAGATGCTGATGGAGAAGACCTAGTTCCTCGTCCCACAGCAGATGCTAAATCTTTGTCAGAAGTTTTCTTAGCTGTCTTAATACCCTTATCTGACTTATACAAATCAATAGCCCTAGCTGCAGACTTCGCATCTGTATCATTCTCATATAGTGCTTGCTGTATTCCAATAGGCTGATCTTCAACCCACTGATGAAATTCATCTTGATCACGAATATCTCCAAAGTCTGGGTGCAGACGTAATAGTTCAAACTCTGCTTTCTCTCTGGCAGTGCTACGTTCAGCTTCATCAATCTTCTTTAAACGATCTTCAATACCTGTGGATTGTTCTTTAGCTTTCTTCATAGCTATTGTTTCTACAATCTTATAGACATCAGGATATTCTGTAGCCCAAGCACTCAACTCATCTTCTGACTTAGGCAGCTTAATTTCTTTATGTGCAGCCTTTGTCAGTTGGTCTTGTAATCCGTCAATTTGTTTTTGCAGATCGTCTTGTAACTTCTGGCTGTGACGGCGAAGGTCACCATAGCGCTTCTTAAAGGTACGCTCCTCAGAACTCTCTGGCTCTTGTTGATCGTCTTCTTTAGGAGATTCATTTGCTTCAGTTAAAGCCTTAAGCTCTTCCTCTGCTAAACGGATACGTTCTTCACTGGCATTGCGCCGACCGAATGCAACTACAGGTTTTGCAACGGGGATAATAACTTCACTCATATTCTTCCTTTGGGTTGGGGCTAACAGTAGCAACACTCTGTGTTGGGAATTAGGTAGCCATTGACGGTGGGTTTTTGTTAAGTATTGGTCAGCCCACCACTGATCCCAATATTCATATTATATATTATTTACGAGAAGCTAAACCTTTTGTAGCAGCTTTAGGTTTTGTTTTTCTCTTTTTGATAAGACCGCCTTTTGCCACAGCAAAACCACCCATATTTTCTGCATTAGCGGCCTCGGCTGCACCAGCGGCTTCAGCTGCAGCAGCGTCAGCTCCTGTAGTATAACCTGAGTCAGTACCCCTAGCCTCTGCATCCGGATCAACTGCTATTGTCCCCGGCGTACCTTTATCAGCTTGGATAGCAGCCATCATTGCGTCCATTGCGTTGGTTTTATTAACAGCAGAACCTGCGGTAGCTCCAGCAGCTGCTATAGATCCGGGAGTGGGTGCGTTATCACCGAAACCAAAACGACTAGACTCTGCCGCCATTGCTTCATTAGCTGCCTTTATACCTGCCGGGCTTAAACCACCAAGTGACGCAAAACCGTTTGCAGTCGCACTAGCATTGTTTGCATTTACTGCTGCGTTTATGCCCTTTAAAGCTAGTGCTGCAGGAATAGCCAGCACCGGGGCAAGAATCATCGCAGCTGTCCTCGCTGACTTAGACGGCGTAGGTACCCCTACTTGTAATCCTAAGCCAGTTCCAATTGTGGGTGTACTGCCTGTAGGACCTGTGGGACCTGTGTTAGATTCCCCAGAAGAGCTAATACCTAGAGAGTCCAATCGCTTTTTCTCTTCTATAACAGATTCTTCTTCAGCAGCAGCTTTCTTGTCAGCTGCATTTCCAACAAGTTGTTCGTAAGTTTCTTTTGTTTCTGTAAACCCATCTGGGATAGATACAAGAGGGGCACCATTGATATAGGTTATGAACATAACCTTACCTTCGGCATTCTTAAAGTAACGCACATCAACAGCAGGGTTTTGGTTAGCCTTAGATAAATCAGTACCGCTGGCATAGCCTCCACGAGCAAATCCAGCAGGCATGGGTGACTCTTCAGCCATCATGTCAGTTGGTTCATCTTCAGCCATGATGTCATCAATCTCAGAACTAAAGTCTTCATCGTCCTGCATAAATGATTGGTCAGGGTTTTCTACTTCTTCAGCATTACCCATCTGACCCATCTCTTCCATGCGTAGTAAACCTTGCTTAGCTTTATCACGCATTGCCATCAGCTTTTCTAAACCAATGAAACGAACAACATCAGCAGGGACAACAAACTCACCTTCACTCAACCGTGCAGGGATGTCATCAGCAACCTCTTCCTTTAAAGAGCCTAACGGAACTTCAACGCCGTTGACTTGCTCACCACTGTCATCCATCATGCCGCCATCAGCGAATAGTTTATTCATTTGTTCCACGTTACCGCCCTTAGCAAATCTTTTGTTATATGTTACATTAATATTTTTATCGCTATCAATGTCTCCAGTAATATTAGAATCATTACCTAGGTCGTATCTTCCAGAAAGTTTCTCGTACTTAGGGGATCCTTCTTGCTCTCGTTGAGAATAATCTAAGTTTAGTTTTCCTGCTGTAAGACCTACGTTAGCACCCCTGCTTACAGAAGATCCAGAGAAACCTTCAATAACTTCTCCCCTATACACGGCCTCACCATTAGAGGAGCTGGTTGTTTTTTCAAGACCTCCTCTAACCCGAACGCCCTCGTTAAGGACTACTTCACCATTAAGCGCAAAACCGATAGTTTTACCCATTTGGCTAAGAATTACACCATCGTCAAACTTTGTTTCGTTGGTGTTTTTATTAGAAAACATTGAAGGAGAAACAGAAGCCTTACGATTACCTAAAGTAACACCGGCTGAGTACCCCTCACCAGTAGAGCTACCATCATTACTTTTAAAAGCATTAGCTCTTATATTAGATACTCTTACATCCTCACTGGGAATTAAATTTCCTTTTTTATTCTGTCGCATTGATTTCTTCCCTTAATTTTTTTAATTTCTTAAGGGCCATCACTGCGCCCTGTGCCCTATATATTTCTACAGGCTCGGAATTTTGCTCTAAGGATTTATATTGAATACCTATATAGTAATCAAGCATCTCTTCAAAGGCTTGCCACTGTCCACGTGTAGCGGCCAAAGGCTTTAAAGCACTTAGGTATCTTTTCTCTGTCATTGCATTGGTCCTTGTGCAGGAGCAGGAGGTGCGGCCTGTGGCGCTGCTCCGCTAAAACCCGGCTCTCCGGGCGCAGGCGCTGTACCAACACCAATGTTTCCGTTACCACCACCAGACGTATCTGACACTGGAGGAGGACCACCAGCACCAGCAGCAGTTGGCTCAGGGGCTGGCTGCATCTTCTGTAGGATAAGCGCTTGACGGGCAGCTTCCTCCATGTTGTTAGACACCAAGTCTGGGTCAAGGTCCATGCTCTTAGCAATCTCACGTATGATGTAAGGCAGCTTAGCAAATGGAGCCAAGGCAGGGTTTTGGATAACCTGTAAGAACTGCAACAAGCGTTGTGAACGAACTTCGTTCTGCATCAAGCTCTCAGTACCACGTGCTTTGACTTCTAAGTCACCAGCAGATTCTGGGTCAAAATCAAACTGCATGTTAAAAGCAAAGAAGGCTTCACCTAATGGACGCAAAAGATAATCATCAACGTTCTTAATCACAGTCTTGATGCCGCCGCTAGCAGCATTCATCAGCATGGAGATGCCTGACGCTGTACGACCAACACCACTCACACCTGTTTGACCGTGAGCAAACGATGGCAACCCTGTAGATTCATCAGCAAGCTGTCGTGCCTTGTCAAACATCTGCAGGTTTTCTTGTGATACGTTAGGAAACTTTGTACCAAAGATGGCTTGACCGGGCGCACCACCTTGACGGCGAAAAACTTTGCCGGGGTGGATGGTCAAGTCTTGTCCGGGAACAAGGTTGGTTTCATCAACTTCAAACACAAGGTTGCCTGATAAGACTGCATTGTCCACTGACAAACGCATAAAGCCGTTCATAAGAGTCTGGGTGTCGTCCATGTTCTCAGCAATACCAACACCAAAGATTGAGTAAGGGTTCAGCTCATAAGGAACAATGTAGTACGGAATGCGTACAGGCTTGAAAGGATTCAATACCAGACGGATGATTTTATTACCACTAAACCAAATGTTGGCTTGCAACTCAGACATGTCAGCTAGTTCTTTTGGAATGTCAATTCCATTCTCCTCTAACATCTCTACATCTATAACACCCCAATACTCCAACACCTCATAGCGCTCAACACCAGTGTTGGTGTGGTAATCATTAAGATCATCTTCCCAATACTTCTTAGTGTAGTCAGGGCCATCCAATAAAACCATATCAATAACTGCACCCCTAAACATGGGACGCTTCTTCAATGCACGTAGCTGTGAGCCGCTCATCTTGTGGCGCTCAATAAAATACTCTAGTTCATCAGCGTTATGTGCATCAGGATCTGGGTAGGCATTCCACACACTTACATGAGAAGTCTGTGGCATTGTCTTT